GATAAGGATGTTATGGAAATAATTTATAAGTACTGGCATCGAGCTATGGAACGTGGTTCATGTTAAGAACAGTAACCCTTCTGGATAAGGTATTAAAAACGTGGATAACTTTTATTTTATATATACCAATACTATCTTGGGCAGTATCAGTCGTGGTGATGATGGCTGTTGCAACCCATGTGGAATCGTTGTGTTTCAACAACGGCTTCTCAATCTGGCTATCTTCTTTAATTACAGCTTACGTTTTCTTTCTGTATAGTTTAACGAGAAAGTAATATGTCCTTAATTACAATAACCGATAGTGCAAACAACCACCTGTCTGGAATCGTGCAAGATCACGATGCTAAAGGTATTATGCTTGGCGTTAAAGGTGGTGGTTGTGCAGGGTTTACCTATGAGTGGTCTATCCTGCAAGAAGAAATACCAGATAAGTTTAATACTGAGGACAAGTTTGAATTACATTCGGGGTACCTGTGTGTCCAACCTGAAGCTATGATGTTTGTATTGAATACGATTATAGATTTTACTAAAGGCATAGCAGGTTCTTATTTAAAAATTGTTAACCCTAATGCTACATCCCAGTGTGGTTGTGGAGAAAGTTTTGGAGTATGAGTGTAATCCTTGACATAGAAACAGATTCTTTAAAGCCTACAAAGGTTCATTGCATTGTAGCTAAAGATCTGGATAACTCTCAGGTACATGTGTGGGATCAAAATAATTTAGATAAATTTAAACCTTGGTCCCACACAGTTGACAAGTTTATAATGCATAATGGAATATCTTTTGATGCCCCGGCTTTAAATAGATTGCTTGGTACTGACATTAAGTTAGGTCAGATAAAAGATACACTGATAATGTCACAGTTGTTTGATCCAGTACGAACGGATGGACACAGCCTATCAGCATGGGGAAAGAGATTAGGTTTCTCTAAGATGGAACAGGAGAATTTTTCTGAGTACACTGAAGATATGTTGGAGTATTGTAAGAATGATGTTCTCTTGACTGAGAAAGTTTATAACCGTTTAAACGATGAGGGTAAGGGATTCTCTTCCTATGCTATTGATTTAGAACATAAAGTCCGGGCCATTATAGATCAACAAGAGAAGAATGGTTTCACTTTGGATATACGTAAAGCCATAACCTTATTGTCCAGACTCTCTGATGAGGCTCATGATTTAACGGAGTGGTCTTTGAAAGAATTTCCACCTACTGTAGTGGAGTTAAAGACCAAGACAAAATATATTCCATTCAATATAGGTTCTCGTAAGCAAATTGCTGAACGTCTAATGGAGAGAAACTGGAAGCCTAAACAATATACAGACAAAGATAATGTTATTATAAATGAAAATGTTCTTGCTCAAATTGATATGGATGAAGCTAAGAAATTTGCAAGGTTCTTTCTTCTACAAAAACGTATTGCTCAAATTCAATCATGGATAGATGCTTACGATGATGACACTGAGAAGGTACATGGACGGGTACTAACATTACGTACCATTACAGGACGTATGGCACACTATGGTCCGAACATGGCTCAGATACCGGCCATACGAAGTCCCTTTGGTTTTGAATGCAGAGATTGTTGGACTGTATCTAATCCTCATACACATAGCCTTGTTGGTACGGATGCCTCTAGTCTTGAACTTAGGTGTTTAGCTCAACTAATGAATAACAAAGCTTATACAGATGAAGTACTGAATGGGGATGTTCATACAGCCAACATGAAGATGGCTGGTTTAACCAACAGAGATCAAGCCAAGACATTTATATATGCTTTTTGTTATGGTGCAGGACCAGAAAAGATTGGTAAAATAGTTGGAGCTGGCTATAAAGAGGGAGAAAAATTAATAAAGAAATTTTTAGAGAACATGCCAGCCTTAAAAAAAGCCAGAGAGAAGATTAGATTAGAATATTTAAAGGAACCTCTACACAAAATAGAGGGAGTAGGTGGTCGAATGTTAAAGATTAGATCACCCCATGCTGCCTTGAATACCTACATACAAGGAGCAGGAGCTGTGGTGTGTAAGGATTGGCTAATAAACATGACGCAAAGAGTTAAACAATCTGGTTTGGATGCCAAGCTGGTAGCCTCCATTCATGATGAGTATCAGTTTGAGGTTGCCAAGAAAGATATAAAGGAGTTTGGTAAGATAACCAAGGAAGCCATTCAATATACAGAGAAAAAATTAGAATTTAATTGTCCTTTAGATAGTACTTGGAAAGAAGGAGAGACATGGGCTAAGACACATTAAAAAAGTTCTTGACATTATATTTAGAGTATGTCATAATGCATTTTAAATTCAACAAAGGAGAAATATAAAATATGTCTGAAGTAAAAAGATCTGTAAGTGTTATTTCTGGAACAGCATTCTGGGCCTCCGTTGTGGCTCCCAATACTACCTTTGATAGTGATGGGGTTTGGTCCATTGATATATGCAATCTGGATGAAGAAAGTCTGGCTACAGTTCAAGCTGATGGTTTGGAAGTTAAGAACAAGAAGGATGAACGTGGTGACTTTGTTACTGTTAAGCGGAAGGTTCGTAACCAAAAGACAGGAGAACTTAATCGTGCTCCTACTCTTGTGGATGCACAAAAACGTACCATTATGAACACGGCTGTTGGGAATGGCTCAACTGTTAATGTACGATACAGGGCTTATCCTTGGGAGTTTGGTGGTCGTAAGGGTATTAGTGGACACTTGTTGGGTGTTCAGGTAATGGAACTTGTTCCTTATGCTTCTGAGGCGGATGGAGAAGACTTTGAGGTTCATTCCAAGGGATACTCTGCCGACGAAACTGATGAAGAAATTTCCCTAGCATCTTAAAGAAAGGAGTATGGGAGGGGGCTTTTTACTCTTTCACCCCTCCCTTTTTATATGAAAACAATAGACACATTAGTACAGGATATCTACAGTTTATTAGGTCCAGAAGGTAATGATCTGGATCAGGATAAAATTGATAAACAGGTTAGTCTATTTGCACAACATGTTACTCGACACGTTAAAGAATTTCTACAGGAGAAACCTGTATACAGAAAGGGACTCCGTTTATCTGGAATAGGAAGACCATCCAGACAACTGTGGTATGACAATCAGTGTAGTGATCAGGCAATTCCGTTTGAACCTAGCACACGTATTAAATTTTTATATGGTCACATTCTGGAAGAACTTTTAATTCTTTTCTCTGTCTTGTCTGGACATGAAGTAACAGAAGCACAGAAAGAAATTCATGTGGAAGGAGTTAAAGGTCATCAGGATTGTAAGATTGATGGGGTTCTGGTAGATTGTAAGAGTACATCTCATAGAGGATTTGATAAATTTAAATATGGTACACTGGAAGATGATGATCCCTTTGGATACATAGAACAAATCTCTGCCTATGCAGAAGGAAACGATGCTAATGAAGCAGCCTTCCTTGTTATTAATAAACAGACAGGGGAGATTTGTCTTACACCTGTGCATTCTATGGAGATGATTAATGCAGGAGATAAGATTAAACAGCTAAAGAAAGCTATGGATAGTTCTTCTCCTCCTTCTAAATGTTATTCGGATGTTGCTGATGGAGCTTCTGGTAATCGTAAACTAGCTATTGGTTGTGTGTATTGCAATCATAAAAAACTTTGTTGGCAGGATGCTAATCAAGGGCAAGGATTACGTGTGTTTAAATATGCACATGGGAACAGGTACTTATCAAATGTTTCTAAAACTCCTGAAGTCCCTGAAGTATTTAACTGGTAATGCATTGGAAGGTAAGGGATAAGCGTAAGAGATTTGTTCCTAATTTAAATAAGTTTGGGTTCGTTTATATTATAACCAATAAGAAAACCGGAAAGGCTTACATAGGTTGTAAACAATATCTGTTGGGTAAAGGAAAGAAGAAATCTAACTGGGAAGTTTACATGGGTTCTTCTAAAGCTCTTCTGGATGACATAAAAAAATTAGGAAAGAAACATTTTAAGTTTGAAGTTATAGCTGAGTACAAAAATAAAAGGAGTTTAAGATACTATGAGTGTTATTATCAAATGAAGTATAATGTATTAGCTACCGTCTTGGAGGGAACAGATGAACCTGCCTTCTACAATTCGTATGTGGGAGGCAAATGGTATCGTCCTGTTGAAAATTATATAGATGAAGATCAAAGATACAGATGACATATTTGTAGATCCGATTATTCTATATGATCAACAATACCCTGAACGAAGATTATATTTAGCTGTTATTCTTCAGGCTTTACTTGATGCTACTAATTCAAACATAAAAGGATTAGTAAATAATGGTAAGGCAAAGGCTTGGTTTTTCTGTAGTGTGGGTGTGACATGTGATAATTTTGAATTTGTATGTGATCAAGCTGGAGTTGAACCGGGATACGTAAGAAGTTTTGCATATGAAGTTATTAATTCCAACAAACAGGGATCATTTAGATATCATATTTATAGAATGTTATCAGAGGATAAGGAATAGGAGAAGCTAATATGTCAATCAGAGATTATCAAGTAGGTGGTGATCATTATAAGAAACTACAGATTCAACCGATTGAATATATTTATGCGAATAAACTTGACTTCTTTGAAGGAAATATAGTAAAGTATGTAACCCGTCATCGCACCAAAGGTGAAGGGGCAAAGGACATTAAGAAGATTATTCACTATGCACAAATGATATTGGAACTTAGATATGGGGAGAATGTGGATGAACCTACCGACTGAGTATCAGTCTTTTATATATCTCTCTCGCTATTCAAGATGGATAGAAGAGGAGGGACGTAGAGAAACATGG